AACCGGCTACTCAATACTTGGCTTGCCAATTATTGTTGATGCTAACATTGCAACAAACATTGGTGCATCTACAAACCAAGACACAGTCTTTGTTGTAGATCTAAATGAGTGTCACTTGTTTGAAGAGACAAATGCACCTACTTATGTGACCTTTGAAGAGCCAAACGGCAAGGTTGCAATCAACATTGTGCTATTCGGAATGTCAGCATTTACAGCTGAGCGTTATCCAAAAGCAATTGCACAAATTAACGGCACCGGCTTGGCAACACCAAGCTTCTAAAGTAAAGCTTCTAAGCCCCCTACCCTTCCAGGGGGCTTAGATCCTAACTATGGTTGGTATTTAAGAATGGAGTTTGCTTAATGTCCCAGAGCACTTTAGGTTTTGGATACCAACCATGGCTATAACAAATGGATATGCGACACTCGCAGGCATCAAGGCTTACTTGTCTATTTCAGACAGTACAGATGACACCTTGCTTGAAACTCTAGTAGAGTCAGCATCACGCTCAATTGACAAGATTGCTAATCGCAGATTTTATGCAGACACAACAGCGACAGTACGCCTTTATAGAGCCTACTCAGACATCTTTGTTTATACAGATGACATTAGTAGTACAACCGGCCTCATAGTAAAAGTAGATGAAGGTGGCAATGGCACCTATACAAAAACACTAACTTTAAACACAGATTTTATTATGGATCCGCTTACAGCTTCGGCTTTAGGCAGACCATTTACACAATTGACCATGGTCTCTAATACTGAGTCATGGCCTATATTCCCAGGCTTAACACAAAATGGCTTACGCCCAGGTGTACAAGTTACAGCTAAGTTTGGCTGGCCATCTGTACCTAGTGATGTCAATGTTGCCTGCCTTATTCTCACAGCTGATTTATACAAGCGTAAAGATGCTCCGGGTGGAGTGCTGGGTCTTGGAGATCTAGGAGTTATCCGCATGTCTCCGGTAGGTAGAGATGTATCTCAAATGGTTAGGTCTTATCAAAAGATTGCAATAGCCTAGATGGTACCAAGTACAGTTAGAACAAATTTAAAGACAGCTCTTACAGCTATTACAGGTTTGAGGGTTTTGGATTATGTGCCAGACTCTACAAATGTGCCAACCAATAATGCTTTCGCAGTTATCGGTCAATTGTCTATGAATTACGATTACACACTAAACAGAGGTTTTGATTTTGCCACTTGCAATATAATTGTGATGGTTGGCAGGATGAGTGAAAAAGATGGGCAATCAAGATTGGATGGGCTACTCAGCTCATCCGGTTCAACCTCAATCAAAGCCGCTGTTGAGGCTGATAAAACACTAAGCGGTGCAGTGCAAACTTTAAGAGTTGTGTCTGCATCTCCAGGCACAATAACATCCGCTAGTATTGACTACCTAAGTTATCAGTACGCAGTAGAGTTGATAGGTTAGCGAAAGGAAAAATATGGCCATATTTATGGGTAATAAAGTAGCTGTCATTGTAGGTACCTCAACCATATCTTCATTTGTCAGCACTGTAAGCTTAAACCGAGAAGTTGAGGCAGTGACAATTACTGCCATGAATGACACAGTACAAAATATGATAGGTGGAGTTGAAGTCTCATCTGTCAATTTAGAACTGTTCAACGATTTTGCGGCAGCCTCAGTGAACAGTCTTTTTGAAGATTCAATCGGGTCAAAACTGGCAATCAAATTGATACCAGTCACCGGTACTGTTACAGCTACAAATCCTAGTTACAGCATGTCATGTTTGATCACTCAGTGGACACCCATTTCAGGATCAACAGATGGTGCAGCTACGGCAAGTGTGACTTTTCCAGTTACAGCTTTAACAAAAGCTACAAGCTAAAAGAAAAGGTGGGACATGCACAAGATTGAAATAACAAAGAAAGACGGCAAAAAAGTTACTTATGAACTTACGCCATCTGTTAAGGTCGGCTTTGAAGCCGAGTTTAAAACAGGATGGCGTAAGCGATTAGGTGAATTACAGCTTGAGTCAGATCTTTGGTGGTTTGCACATGCTCTTGAAAAAGCGGCAGGCAAAACAGACAAAGAGTTTGGTGATGATTACATAAATCAGTATGTAGATGTTGATTTGTTGTATGAACCAAAAAATGGCTAGACCGACATGGACAGATATGGGAGATTGCATCTGTGTCGGTGGCTACAGGTATCAGCCCAAAAGATTTATTAGAGGTTGATCCGGCAATCTATCTTGCCATCAAAGCAATCTTGCAAGAGAGAAGCCAACAATCTAAGACAACGAGGCGTAAATAATGGCCGAGGTAGATAGATCTTTAAAGGCTGTTTATGTTGCAGACCTTGATCGCATCTTGGCTACAATGAAAAAAATAGAGCCTGAATTACAAAAAGAATTTAGAAAAGAATTACGCAAACAAGTCAAACCTGTTGAAAAATTGGCTGAGAGTTTTGTGCCATCTCAACCTTTTCCCGGTTGGCGTGAAACCAAGCCTTACTACCCAACCAATTGGGGCTGGGCTTATGACACCACACATAGAGGGCGAACCTATGGCAAAACCAACCAATCAAGATGGCAATGGTCACAAGCTGAGGTAAGAGCCGGCATACAGGTGACTAGTGCAAAAACAAAAGTCCAAAGAATTAAAGGCACAACATTTGCAGTGACCGCCTTGGCCTTGGTAAATAAGTCAGTACCAGGCATCATTTATGAGTTAGCAGGTTTTGGTACTGCACGCAGTAGAGGTAAAACCAGGAGAGTAAGCCGTAACCGCAATGCCAGTGATGGCTTTATAGCCAAAGTAAATGCTACAGGTGGTGCAGCTGAAAAAAGGCTGATCTATCGGGCATCATATCAATTAGGATCTCAGGTTAATGCTAATCTTGTGACAGTGTTAAAAAAATACCTGGGCGAAAACTTTAAGGATTAACTGTGGCATTAAGTCAGAATGTAGTAGTCAATTTCCTAACCAAGTTTGACAAAAAGGGTTTAGATAGGGCTACAAAAGAGCTGCGAGGTTTTGACAAAGCTGTAGCTGTAAGCAAAAAAGCTCTCAAGGCCGGTCTGTTTGCGGGTGCTATTGGTGCCGGTTTTGCATTACTTAAGCTAGGTAAGAGCTCTATAACCGCAGCCTTAGCTCAAGAAAAATTAGATAAATCCCTACGCTTGACCCTGCAATCTATCGGAGCCGAAGGTTTATTACCCAATGTAAAAGATTTCATAGATAATTTACAAAGAGTTACAAATGTTACTGAGGATCAGCTTGTCCCGGCTCTAAGACAATTGATTTCTCAAACCGGTAGTCTTGACAGCTCACAGTTTTTATTACAAAAATCTTTAGATATCTCAGCTGGAAGCGGTGCGGATTTAGGTTCAGTCCTTGATGCAATTACCAAGGCAGCTATAGGCAACTTCAAGGCAATAGGTACTCTAGGTGTTGGCTTTACTGCAGCCGAAGCCAAGGCCATGGGGTTTGAAAAACTCTTAATAAATTTAGACAAGTATGCAGGTGCAGCTGAGGCATCTACTGAGACTTTTGAAGGTCAGTTAAAATCATTTAAAATAAGTGCCGGAGAAGCTACTGAGACTTTAGGCCAAGGATTTTTAACGAGCGCATCTTACATAGTGACTGGCACTGATAATCTTAAAACTTTTGGTTTAGTTTTAGAGTCTGTTGCCGGTGGTATTGGTGATGTATTTATAGGCTTTGGCAAAACTGTAAGTGATAAAGGTTTTCTTAGTGCCCTCAATACAACCTTTGAAGATCTTGGTACCGAAGGATTTAAGATAAGACAAAAGCAATACCTTGCTGCCAAAGGTTATCTAGGCTTATCTCAACAAACTATTGATGCTTTGGAATTGCAAGAAAAGTTTGGCAAGAAAAAATTAACACAAGATCAAATGCTAAAAAAGATACAAGCCGACATCCTGGCAAGGCAAAAAGCAAGTACAAAAGAGCAGGCTGCTCAAGCTGCCTTGGCTAAGAAAAAAGCCGAGATTGAGTCTATGTTTGACTTAGACCGCATCAACCTACAAGCTGCGTTAAGCCGTAAGCTCAACGCCGAAGATGAACTGCGTGTAAAGATTTTACAAAAACTTAGGGATGGCACAAAAGAGGCTGTTGATGAAGCTCAAAAATATGCAGATGTTTTAAAAGTAATTGAGGATGGCAAAATATCTACCGAAGAGGTAGAGATGTTGGCAAAAAAGTGGGGCATGACTACCACTGGGGTATTGCTCTACTTACAGGCCTTATTCTCCGCCAATGATGAATTGAGGAAAATGCTTGCTTTGTTAAGTCAATTAAAAGTGCCAAGCATTGAACTACCACCGAGTGATGCTTCTTTGGCTGCATCTATCGCAGCGGCAGCTGCAAGACCCAACCCCTTAATACTGCCAAGTGGTGAATTAACAAGGAGAGGCTTAAATCAAATTGCCCCAGACATGCCAATGGCAGATGGTGGCATTGTCACCAAGCCAACAAGAGCTTTGATCGGTGAGGCCGGAGCTGAGGCTGTTATTCCACTAGATCGCATGGGATCAATGGGTTCCACTGTCAATGTAAATGTTGCCGGCTCTGTTATCTCAGAGGGTCAATTGCAGTCAGTAATCCAAGATGTTTTATACAACCTTAACCGCACTGGAGCTGTAACCCAATTAAGTAATCTAGGTAGATAATGCCAGCGGCAATACTGAAAGCTGAGATTGACTTTAGCAATGGTGCAAGTTTTGATCCAGCTCTTGTATTGGATGATGTGAACACAGTTTTAGACTCAGCTGTTTTAGGTACAGCTGCAGCGGATGTTGTAGATATAACAGCCTTTGTGACTCAGTGTTATATCAGGCGTGCCTTCAATAGATCCTCTGATTCATTTATTGGTGGCAGTGCCAAGATTGTATTTGTAGATCAAACGGGTGAATTTAATCCAGCTAATACTGGATCACCCCTGTTTGGCAAAATAAAACCTATGCGGAAAATACGCATGACTGCAACCTTCAACAGTATTAGCTATAGCTTAGGATCTTTCTATGTGCAAGAGTGGAATTACCAAAGCCCAACAGGTTTTGATCCGGCTTATGTAACCTTAAATTGTGTGGATGGTTTTCAACTTTTAAATCTGACCACAATCACCTCAGTCAGCGGTGGCAGTGCCGGGCAAACTACAGCACAAAGAGTTAGCAGCCTGTTGGATGCCGGAGAGTGGCCAGGCGGCATGAGAGAGATCTCTACAACTGCAACTACAACTGTCCAGGCAGACAGTGGCAACTCAAGATCTTTATTAGCAGCTCTGCAAGAATTAGAGCAGACTGAGGCCGGAGCTCTTTATGTAGATCAAAGGGGTTTTGTTAAGTTTATGTCTAGGTCAGACATCATTACAGACTCAGGTAGTACCTTGACAAAATTCTCAGATGTGGCTTTGTCTGGTGATATTACTTATCAACAGGTTGAGTTTGACATCTCTGATTACCAATTGATCAATAAGGTCACAGTCACCCCTGCAGGTCTATCCGGTCAAACTGCCAGTGATACAACAAGCATTGATGATTATTTTCAACATAGCCGGGTTAGATCTGGCATTATGCAGACTGAGGCAGATGCTTTAAATCAGGCTCAAATGATTATTGCCTCAAGAAAAGAGCAAGGTGTTGATATACAACTAAACTCCTTAACTGTTGATGCCTACAGTTCAGAGGATCCGGCAAGGGTCACTGCAGCTTTGGAACTTGATATTTTTAACCCGATTGAGGTTACTCAAACCTTACCTGCCGGCAATGTGGTCAGTGAAAGCGTTATAGCCGGCGTGCAGTATGAGATCACGCCTAATTCTTTTCTTGTAACATTTTCATGTGCTCAACCTTTTTCCGTAGGTTTTTTGCTAGACTCAGCGGTTGATGGATTACTAGATGAAGACATTTTGAGCTACTAGGAGATACATGGCAAAACAAACCTTTACAGTCGGCCAAGTTTTGACGGCCAGTCAGCTTACATCCCTACAGGCCACAGCTTTAGGCGGCGGTGCGGCCAGTGCCAAGACTGCCAGTTATACCTTGGTAAGTGCAGATGCCGGTACAACAATATCAATGACATCCACATCTGCTACAACAATCACAGTCAATACAGGTTTGTTTGCAGCAGGTGACACAGTATTCATACAAAATCTAGGTAGTGGCGTGACCACAATTACAGCCGGCACTGCAACAGTCAATACATCTGCATCATTAGCTTTAGCTCAGTATGAGGGTGGCACATTATTTTTTACCTCTGCATCTGCATCTTTATTTTTTAAGGCTGATGGTGCTGCTGCTGGCGGGGGTAAAGTTTTACAAGTTGTAACCGCTTTTAAGTCTGACACATTTGCAGCATCAGATTCTGCTTATCAAGATGTTACTGGCTTATCTGTATCCATTACTCCTTCATCGGCCACAAGTAAAGTCTTAGTAATGATGACTGTAACAGGATCTCATCAACCCTCTATTGCTGATGCGGTATTAAGACTGGTCAGAGATTCAACTGCTATCGCTGTTGCTGGTACGGCAGGTGATCGCACTCTCGCTACTGTCAGTTTAATGGGGCCAACAACAACTGCTACAGATTCAACAGCCTTTACATTCCTTGACAGTCCTTCAACAACTTCGGCAACAACATACAAAGTGCAAGGCACTGGTAATGGTGCAACGCCTAAAGGTTTTTATATTAACAGAGGAAGTCTAGATACTGATACTGTCAGCGTTGCTCGTACTGCTTCATCAATAACAGTAATGGAAATAGGTGCATAATGATTGATTACGCAACAATTTTATTCACAAAATATGTTGGTTCAAGTTGGACTCTAAATGGTGATAATTACGAAGGTTTGAATTGGTTATCAAAAACTCCTAAGCCAACTAAAGCAACACTTGATGGATTATGGGATGAAGTATTAGCCGAATTGCGAGCAAAGAAAGCAGCAGAAGCGGCAGCCAAAACAGCAGCACAGGCTAAACTTGCAGCCCTTGGTTTAACTGTTGAGGATTTACAAGCCCTCGGTTTGTAGCACAATCTTAGGGGAATGTGTGTAATGGATGGCAAGAATTATTGAGCTGACAAGCCCTAATGGATGGCCGGCTAGTGAAGACCGCAAAGCAATAGGCATACAGTCTTTTAATATTCCAGGCACATCCTTAAAAATTGCATGTGCAAAAGATGTGGCACCAATACTCATTGCCTTTTGTAAAGAGTTTCATGAGCTTGTAGAGCCTATAGATCAAGGTCAATTAGATGACTGGGGTTATGCCTTTAGAATGACCAGAAATTCAGATAAAGTGCTAAGCAATCACTCATCTGGCACCGCCGTAGATTTAAACGCCAAAAAAAACGGCTTAGGTAAATCAAATACATTTACAAAAGATCAGACAAATACTATACAATTGCTTTTAGTAAAATATGAATTAGTTTGGGGTGGAAAGTGGAAACGCCCCGATCCCATGCACTTTGAAATAGCTTTGGACAAAGCCGGAGTACAAAATAAAATTAAACAGTTAGGATTAAAATGAAATTTACGACAAAACAAAAAGCAATCATTAAATCTTATGCACGCAGCGTAGCCGCTGCCACTGTCACCACAGGTTTGGCTTTGGTAGCAGATGTGCGCCCGGAGTTATCTATATTGGCAGGTGCCTTAGTCGCCCCTTTGATTAGATATTTTGATGGACAAGACAAGGCTTTTGGCCGCAACAGCTAATGAGTCCAAATGAGATGGCAGCTCTAGCTGTAGCACTTTTAACAATAGTAGGCTCATTTGTTGCGGCTGTAAGATGGCTTGTAAAGCATTATCTATCAGAGCTGAAGCCGGATAATAATGGGCAACACAATCTTGAGGGTCGCATCTGTAGGATTGAAAATAAGTTAGACACGCTCTATGAAATCCTAATAACTAAAAAATAATCTGCATACCCTTCTCCTATGAAGAGCTGCGTAATAGTGCCAACAAGGGGCAGACCTGAAAACATGGCTAGGTTAGCTGCATCTTTTATTGGCACAAATGCCAGTGCAGATCTTTATGCTGTCATAGATAATGATGATCCCAATTGGAATGAGTACACAAAAGATGACTCTTATGTTTGCCTACCTGCAGAAAATAAAACAGGGGGTTGTGCGCACGCTCTTAATACTGCTGCAGAGCTTCTACTTGATTTTGCTAACTACCCTTTTTATGATTTGTATATCTTCATGGGTGATGATCACCTGCCTAGATCGGCTGATTGGGACAAAGCTTTACAAAAAGCGTTAATGGGCAAGACAGGCATTGCCTATGGTGATGATCTGCTCCAAGGTCAAAACCTGCCTACAGCTTATGCAATGACTAGGGATATTGTTGAAGAGCTCAGAGGCATGACCTTTCCCGGTTGCAAGCATTTATATTTTGATAACTTTGTAAAACAATTAGGCATTGACCTAAATTGTCTAATTTATCTGCCAGATGTAATCATTGAACATCTACATCCGGCTGCCGGTAAAGCTGAGATGGATGAGGGTTATGCTAGGGTCAATCAACCTAAATGGTATGAAGAGGATCTGCTAACCCTACAAAAATATTTAAGATCACAAGAGTATGCAGATCTTGTCAATAAACTTAAATGAGAGTATTGATCACAGGCTCACATGGGTTTGTTGGTAGAGCCTTTAGGAGAGCACTACCTTATGCACAATTGACTCTTGTAGATCTCAAGAATGGTACAGACTGCAGAGATTTTTTTAAGCTAGAAAAAAAACAATATGACTTAGTTATACATCTTGCAGCAATTGTAGGCGGCAGGCAACAGATAGAAAACGCACCTTTAAGTTTGGCTGTAGATCTTGCCATTGATGCTGAGTTTGCCAATTGGTGCATGGTCACAGAGCAGCCCTATGTTGTCTATTTTAGCTCTTCGGCTGCGTACCCAGTAGAGCTGCAAACCTTGTCTAAAAAACATAAGTTAAAAGAGAAAGACCTAAACTTTAAAAAAATTGGTGCACCAGATATGAGTTATGGTTGGGCTAAATTAACAGGTGAGACCTTGATGAGTTACCTGCGAGATGCTGGCACAAATGTCTTAGTGCTCAGACCCTTTAGCGGCTACGGCACTGATCAAGACATGACCTACCCATTTCCATCAATTATTCAAAGAGCAATACTGGGCGCAAATCCATTTGACATATGGGGGCGTGCAACTACTACCAGGGACTTTATACATATTGATGATGTGGTAGATGCTGTAATTACAATGGTGCAAAACAATTGCAATCAAACAGTCAATCTTTGTACAGGCAGAGCTACTACTTTCCTTGATCTTGCTCAAATGGCTTTGAAGACTTTGGGTATAGACAAGATGCCTAAGTTTAATATTTTGTCCGACAAGCCGGCAGGCGTGGCCTACCGCGTAGGGAACCCAACAGTGATGAGTGATTACTACACACCAAAAATTAGTTTGGAAGAGGGCGTGCACCGAGCAATATCCGGCATCTTGTGATTTAGACTTATGCCATGGCAAACACACGCAAACGCAAAAAGCCTGTAAAAAAAAGGCGTAGGACTACCAAAGAACCTGTATTGACCAAACTAGATTTTTGGGCAATTGCAGCTAATGAGGTTTATATGGCTTGCCGAAAAGCTAACATGGATGAAGGTATAGCTCTAGCTTTTGCCATGGATAGATCAAGTTATCCTGATTGGATTGTAGATCCAAAAGATCCTATAAAAAATCCACTTGATGATTTTGATGAGGATGACGATTAAGCGAGACCGGTCAGTGAATGCTCGCTACCTGATCTGTTCAGATCTGCAGGTGCCATTTCAATTTGATGCTGCAATCCGCAATCTAAAAAAGTTAGTTAAAGCTTTCAAATTTGATCTTGTACTAAATGTTGGTGATGAGCTAGATTTAAATACTATTTCAAAATACAGCCAAGGCAAGGCTGAGTCTTTTCAACAAACTTTAAATGCTGACCGGGATCTGTGTAAAGATATTCTCTATGACTTAAAAACAGATGTGATCTCAAGGTCAAATCATGCAGATAGATTATTCCAGGCAGTTAGCCAAGTGCCAGGCTTGATGGCCTTACCAGAGTTACAATATGAGAAATTTATGGGCTTTGATGACCTAGGCATCTACTATGCAAAAAAGCCGTATGAGATACCAGGCAGTGACTTTGTGCTCTGTCATGGTGATGAGGGCAACCTCTCTAAGATCGGCGGCTCCAGTGCCTTGAATATCGCAAAAACCTGGGGCAAAAGTGTAATTTCGGGGCACTCGCACAGAATGGGGTACACATGCCACTCAGAAGCCTTTGGTGGCCGATTACAGAGGGTTTTAGTAGGGATTGAGGTAGGTCATACCTGCAACATATCTAAGATGTCCTACCTGGCAAAGCGCAATTATTACGCCAATTGGCAGGCCGGGGCTGTAATTATGACTATTAAGCGTGGCAATCCTAGCTTTGAGATGATCCGCTTTGATACAGACGGCAGCTTTACAGCTCTAGGTAAAGCCTTTGGGTAATTGCTTTTGTCAGTGGGACATGCTTTAATTGCTTTTGTAAATCCATTTGAAGGGATGGGAATATGAAAATATCAAAGAACCAATTTGAAGGCTTAACCTCGGCACAAATGCAATGGGCAGATGAACCGGATTGGCTAAGTCAAGCTAATCGCTTTGAAGATACAATCTGTTGGTCACACAAGTTTATTTATTGGGTAGAAAATTATGCTTCAATTGTTTTAGCTACTGAATTTTTAAAACAAAACAGATATAACTTTAGTGTTTCTTATGACAATGCAATAGCTCAATATTGTTTTACAACAGATTATGCCGGTGCGTGGGTGACTGTATGAACGCAACAGCTTATGCACAAAAGGGATGGTTTGTTTTGCCATTAAAAAAACAATCTAAAGAGCCTGCAAGATTTTTGCGACATGGTTATTTAGATGCAACATTAGATCAAGCCAAGATTGATGAATGGTTTGCAGATCAAGAACTAAACATTGGTTTAGGTATTTCACAATCAAGTTTAGTTGTATTGGATTTTGATGCACGCAACGCAGGCAGAAATCCTAAATGGCTTGAGTTACTTGACAGATGTTTTAGTTGCAACACACATGTAGTAGGCACGCATGATGGTTACCATATTTACTTTCATGTAGAAAAACCTGCACAATTTAAAGGCAAAATAATTTCTGGCATTGATGTCAAACATAAAGGTTATGTTGTACTACCACCATCAATACATCCAACCGGTACTGCATACAGATTAGTAAATGATGTTGCACCTGTTGATTTGCCAGATGACCTAAGAGAATTGATGACATGGTGATTGTTAAATATGACAAAGAAAGTGGGGCGTATGTTGATAGCAAACGCTCCCACTTTGTTAAGGCTTCTCTGATCCGGGCATACGCTCATAAATCAATGGGCGCATTACAGGTCAGGGGTAGGCTCTCAGCTGCGATGGTTGAGGGTTATTGGTTAGACAAGTTCAAGGAAGCGGTGAAATATGAGCTATGAAATATATGGATGGATGGTTACAGCGTGCCTGCTTCTCCTAGGCACATTGTTAGTGACTCTTACCTGGATTGTTGGGGTAGAAAATGGTTATGACAAAGGATTTAAAAAAGGTTATAGCCGAGGTGAAACAGATGCCAAACAAAATTGGGATAAAAGAAAACACCAATTGACAGCTGATAATGATTATTTAATGGGCAAGGTAGTTAATTTATTTGATAGGGAAAACCAATGATAGACCTTAGTCAATATGAAGATGCTGCTACATTAAACAGATGGTTTCTAAACAATTTTCCCCTTGGCCGGATAGATCTGCAAATAGCTGAGATTAACCTTGATAAAGGGATTGTTATATTTAAAGGCAGTGTTTATAGAGATGTTAATGATGCTGCTCCAGCTGTAAGTAATTATGCAAAAGGTGAAAGAGATGATTACCCGGCACACATGCGTAAATGGTATTTAGAGGATACAGCTACAAGCTGTATTGCTAGGTGCCTGACATTACTAAAAGGATCAAACAAGACCGCACCGAAAGAGTCAATGGTGCGTGCAACCTCATGGTCTGTAGAGCCAAAGCCGGAGCTTGAGCGAGATCTCTTACAGGTCAATCCGGTAGAGAGTTTGACCAGAGAGGTAGAAAACCTGCGTGAGCTGCATTGTGATGGCGGTGTGCGGATGCTGTACAAAGCCGGCATCTCTAAAACTACTAATAAACCTTTTGCCGGTTATGTTTGTGTATGTGGTCAAAAGTGCCAACCGGTTTGGGGTACTGCCAAAGGTGATGGCACCTTTGTCTTTAAGGAGTCAATAAATGGGTGACATGGAGATGATTGATAGGCATGGGGTTAAGGCAATCTTCACAGATCGGGGTGTTGAGATTGATCTAGTTAGGCAGCATGAGCGTTGCATAGCTTGTAATGATCCTAGACTTTTACATGAGGGTGGCACAAAGGTCTGTGTCTGTTGTGGGTGTAGGCAATGAGCTTTGATTACCACAAGGCTATGGCTGAAGGTCATGGCTATAATTATTATGTTGCAGATCTGTTAAGGCAGTATGGCATACCAAAGGTTGATGTTCCGGCCTTTAGCATTGCTACAACACATGATGCAATCAGAGATAAAACAGAAAACGAAAAAGACATTGTTGTAGATAACTTAATACTTGAGGTTAAGAGCAGAGCTCTCACCTTTAGGGATCAGGATGACTTCCCACACTCTTTGGTCTTAGTAGATACTACTTATGGTTTTGACCAAAAGATAATAAAACCTTTTGCGTATGTGTACTTGAGCCAGATAACAAAAGGTGTCTTTGTGATACCTGTATCAACAAGAGAATTCTGGACAATTGCCACAATTTATGACAGTGCAAGGCAGATTGAGGTTGAGTGTTACTTTGTAACTAAGCGGCACTGCAGGCCATTTTTAGAGCTTGTGGATGTATTATTAGAGCGAGCTGCCCAAGAGACAGAGCCTATTTGTGAGTGAACCAATAAGATGTACAAAGTGCGGGCAATGGGTAATGCCGGATCAATTGTGTTTGACATGCCGTATAACCGACAAGGCTCAACACGCACTTTATTAACAATTTGTAAAGGATGATTACCTATGTTAAATTTCAATCGCTTTGTTGGGGGCTTACACTGGAACTCAGTCATACCGGGTGTCAGACTCTCTTACCTACCTCATAGTTTTAAATGGGGGGGTAGGGGGGGCTTTCCTAAGAATCTAGTCTCCCAGGTGTCAATGTTTGTAATAATAAATCTTTTAACAATAAGTAATTCTTTTGCAACTACTGATAAAAATATTTACAAACAGGAATACTATAAACAATTAGATTACAGTGTAGATCAAACCAATTGCCTTGTAGCTTTAATATATCAAGAGAACCGCACCTGGGATATCAAGGCTAAGAATGGATCACACCATGGCCTGCCTCAAGGCAAGTCTAAATACCTTGCTACAGCTACATATACGCAACAAATCACCTGGCACATTAAATACCTTAAGAGCCGGTATGGGACTGATAGGTTTGGTGTTGCAAACGCATGTGGCGCATTGAGCCATTGGCTTATGAAGGGTTGGCATTGATACATGAGTGATATAGATTGGGCATACCAAAATGAGATGCGTAAGCAATGGCTGATAGATAATCCAGATGCAAAGTATTTAGGTTGGGTGTCAATATGAAGGAGACAGAGAAGATCACAATAGGTATCTGCTCACCGGGTTATGTAGTAACAGACTTTCTTACAAGCTTGTTAGATGTAGCTAGATCTCAAAAGCAATTGGGTCAATTCATATCATTGCAAGGATCAGGTGTTATTAGTCGCTTACGCAATCAAGTAGTTGCAACCTTTATGGAGAAGACCAAAGATGATTGGCTATTGCAGATTGACACAGATCAACGCTTTACAGTCAATGACTTTAAGAAACTTGTAGAGGCGGCAGATGCCAAGACCA